GGCAGTACGTCTCAAGCTAGAAAATGTTTTAGTTTAGCTCTAGCTGAGGCTTTAAATGTTTTTGAATTTGACTTTTATAACGATTGGATTAATGGGTCTCTATATCCATTTTTATTAAAATATAAAAAGGTCTCTTCTAATGAAGAGAAATTCTGTGGTAGTGAAACAGGTGATTATAACATTGTGGATACTTATTTTGAAGGTGGTAGTGGTGACGACAGTTCAGATTCTAACCTAAGTGAGGGTGTTGCTGTGAGTTACGAAGGTGAGTTATTTTATAAACCAATAACTGACAAAAAATTAAATTTTTACAATACTGACATATATGAGTTAGGTTCAGTACTTGATTGTGATTGGCAAGGTAAAGTTAAAATACAAGGTGATTTAGTTAATAGTAGTTATAAAAGACCTCCTTTAATAGGTGAAGGTGAGACAACTGGTAGTGACCCATTATTTTTTGATATCGACTGTTCTGGTGTAGATATAAATCGTGACCAATACAACAATATTAGGCGTATATGCGAAATAGGCCTTGGTTTAGATGAAGGAGATTCACAGGATGGTCTTATAAACAGGCAAGATATTGATGATAAATTAATTCGCTCAAAATTAATAAAATTAAATGTAGATGCGTACGAAAGTAGTAGGTTAACTGATATTAACTCTGACTTTAATGGTAGTGAATATGGGGATTATAGGGGTCAGTTCAGTGAAGATGGGATGGCACAATACCAAAACTCATTTTTCTTTTACTTTGGAACTAAACCTAATAGCACAGCAATTGATTTAATGAATAGTAAATATTTCACTGAATGTACAACAGAGGTTGAAAATATAATTAATATCTCTGGGGTTGTTACTGAAGTAACAACTGTAGGTGGTAGTGACGGAACAATAAGTATCAATGTTAACGGTGGTACACAACCTTACACCTATAAGTGGTACGACTCAAACGAATCAAATTCATTATTAAGTGACAATAAAGACATTAATGGTTTAGCCAGTGGTAGTTACTTTGTTGTGGTTGAAGACGATAACGGGGTTACGACTAAAAAAACATTTGTTGTTAGAGGATTAAGGGAGGTAAATGGTGAAGTTTCCACTAGAAACACTGAGAGTGCATCATCTAACAATGGGATTATATATGTTAGCTCGTTAACTGGCGGTATTCCACCTTACACGGTTCAAATTTCAGGACCATCCCAAGCAACTAAAAATAATGTGCAATTCAGTACGTCATTTACAGGTTTAGATGAGGGTAATTATACAGTAACAATAACAGATAGTAATACCCCAAGTGATAGTGTATCTTACGAAGCAACAGTAGAGGTGCCAACACCACTTTCTGTGACTGTTGATGCTGAAGATAGCTATTGTGTTGGGTTTAATTCAGGTGTTATAACAATCAACATAGCTGGAGGTACACCTTTTTATGACGTTGTTTTTAGAGATATTTCAGACCCTAACAATCCATTTGTATTTAATCGTAATGTTAATTATAGTGATAACGCAACAGCTCAAATAAGTTATAATAATTTACAGGCAGGTAGTTATGATTTTTACGTAGTCGATGATTTAAATCAAAGGTTCCCTAGTGCAGAAAATACACAAGAAGAGATAATTATAACTGAAACAAGTAGGCCTACTTTAACTAGGTCTGGTGGTGATTTAGAAGCTGGTAACCTAAAAGTGGATAATGAATACACCTTAGAAGACGGTGATGGTAATGTATTAGAGACTTTTACAGCTAATAATACGACAGAAACACTAACAGGTTACAGTGAAGGTAATGGACCTTATCAGATAACAAGTGAAGGGTGTAGTAGTGATTTTATTGAATAATATGAGTGATAAAAAAATTAGATTAAATAGTGAAACTTCACAGAATTCTGTGAATGAGGATTCTTTTGTCAAAATTAATTTAGAAAATAAAACTAATTTACTACCTATTGAGAGTATTAATAACATAGTAAACTTAGGTGATAGGTTTAATAAAGAAAGACAAGAAGCTACTCAATACAGATTAACAGGTCAATTTAACACATTATTCACCAACGTATTATTTAATACATCAGGACCTAATAGTTGGAAATCATTAAATCAGCCTAAATTTAGAGATGAAACCTTCCCACCTGATGCTGATTCAATAAACGACCTAGATGAGGGTGAAGACATTAGCTATAGTGAATCGATAGATAAATACCTAATTGAAGATAATGGGTGGTTCGGATATCAAGACCCTAACCCTAATATTAGTGAAAGTTTATGTAAGTTTATTGAAATGGAACCAAATAGAAACAAATATTCTATGATTCCTAATAATAACGTAAAAAATTGGGAAATCACTATAACATATCCAGTGCAAGTTGGTAGGCAACCAGGTGAGTTTAATGATAAGTTAGTCAATGGAGGTCTGTTAATTGTCTCAAGTGAACAAGTTGTCGTTAACGAAAGGAATATGGTGATGTTTGCAACACCAGTGAAACATGGCTTGGTAGATGGTGATAATGTTGAACTTAAAGGTCTGAGCAGTGATAATGGTCTTTATACGGTGGTTAGAGTAGGTAAAAGTAACGGTGATGATAAAGATTATTACTTTACTGTAGACATTAATGGACCTATTACTATAAATGAGAACAACGTAAGTAGTAGAATGGTGCGAGTAGTTGGTGGTAGAAACTCCGTATACTACATTAGAAAATTTAGAAAAATAAAAGTTAAAGGTAATAGCACAATTGAAAATGATGATTATGAAATATTCCCATTAGCCTTTTCACAAAATATTTATGAAGATGTGATACCTAAATACGTATTTAATGAAGAAATTGATATATCAGGATTAAGGGATAATTTGAATAGGCCTTTATCTGAACTATATCTTACAGTTATAAAGACCGATAGTGAAAACACGTTCACTCCAATAAAATCTGGTATTAAAATGGGGTTTATTGATGAAGTATCTAACATTAATGATATTCCAGATATTAATAGAATAACTAATGATACGTTATCACACGAACCTTTAAATGATGACGTTACTATAAACGATAATGAATTCTATGGTGATGTAGTAGAGTATAATGTTTTAGAGTTAAACGAAAAGGTATTAGGTGATGTTTACCATAGATTCAACTCAATAAATAGGGAAAATGAGACGCAAGTATCTAATGTAGATTTTAACGGTAATAACATAAATTTGGGACTTAGATATGAAGGGTATATGTATAAAGCTCATCATAAGATAAAAATTAAAAACTTTTCAAATTATATTGAGCAAGGGAGTGCTTCTACACTAAATAAACCTGACTACGCATTTCCTTTAGGTGATGGTAGGTTTGTTTGGAGAGACTTGTTAGATATAGGCGCCGACGATGGTCAAGAAAATTTTTTAGATTATCCATTTTTAAATGGTGCTCATTATATCGATACACCAATAAATCTAGCTTTAGAGAGACAAGACCCATTCAACCTATATGGTTTACAATATACCAATTTTCCTAGTGATAGGGGTGGTAAAATGTTAGAAGATGATATATTAATTAAAAGAAGTGATAATGTCTGTTAGAAAATACAAATTAAATATTGGTAAGGGGAGTGGTCCTAAGAACATTAAAATTCCTTTGAATTTAGATTATAACTCTGCTGGTCAAAGTGAAGCTGTTAATGATAATTTTGTTAAAGATGAGGTGGAAAACTCTATTAACCCAATAATTGACTATGAGCAAACTAAATATAAACCTAAATCAAGTAACGGAACATTAATCAATGATTTGAGGTATAATCTAATATTTTTAGATGAGGATAAAACCTTATTAGAACCTAAAACTTTTTATTCAGACATTGGCTTCATTGATGACGATATCAAATTCAGAAAAAATAGATTTAAAAAGTCTTTTTTAAGTCTTAATTTTTATGACTCAGATAAATTAACAAATCAAAATTTAGTATCTATAATTACATTATTTAGTAAGGTATACGCTACCGATTTAGTTGATGATTCGTCACCTTCAGGAGGTGGAATACCTAAACCAGCAAACTCGATACCAATTAGATTTATTTTAGACGACCCAGAGTTAAAACCTAAAGGTAATAATGAAGGTTTCAACATTTATCACAGTAAGAGTGGTTTGCTTAAAAACGATGCAATACCTGAAGAGTTATATATGAGAGCTGAATATAATAATGCTTCAACAGGTAAAACCAACAGATTTATTACAACAACCGAAACATTACCAATAAATAAGTTAGTTGATAAAATGCATGTTAGGTATTTATTAACAAGAGGTGAAACTGGTTATTATTACTCAGTAGACCCAAATTATAACAATGCTGAAAATATTGTTGAAAACGGGAGTAATCTAGAAGTTAATTTATATGAAATTAAAGTTCAATGATGGAGATTATTAAAAGAAAATTTTTATTAAATAAGAAAAAAGGTAAAGAGAGTGAAGAAGAATCATTTTTTACCGTGAAAATACCTTTACATCAAACAATTAATAACTTAGGATTAATGACCGACATGGAACCATTTTTCTTGGGTTTACCTTCTGAGTTTATAGATAAAGGCGTCATAAGTGATTATTATAAACAAGGTGGTACTGTAACTTATGGTTCAGATTCCAAATTAGAGGTTGTTAGGTCATATAATAATGATAATCCTTACATTGAAGGTTTTGATGTGAATAGAGAGACGTATCGAAATTACAAAAATGAGGTAATTGTTAATGCTGTTGATAGGGTAATAAATATAAATGGTAATGAAGTAAGGTACGTTGTTGATGCAAATAGAGATAGTAATATAGGTACAATCAACCAAGAAAATGGTTTTGTTTATAATGACAACCCTGATGGTGGTGTAGCAGTACCTGCGGAATTAGAGAATGGCGAAACCACAACAAAAGTACAATATAAAAGTGAAGGATGGAACGAAACAAATTCTTCAATAGGTCCCCAAGTACAACAAGAACATTTACTAGGGATAATAAATAAACCAGAAGTTGAAAGTGATATATTTATAGATAGAACAACTTTTAGTGTTATGGATAAACATTTAAGACTTTCTGAAGTTAATAATTTAGAGGAATTGGTTAACTACGGTAATGGTTTCTATAATATTAACAGAGATTAAATAAAAAAAAAATATGGCTAGAGGTAATTATGGTACGGTAAGACCAGCTGATGTTTCATTAGATGACGTGGAGGTTTTTTTACACTTCACACCTTCTAGAAATTCAGTGGGTGATACTACTTTAACAAAATTGAATACGAGAGAAGTTCTTTCGGAAATAAACAACCCCAATAACACAAATAGTATTGAGGTTTTTGGTGGGTTATATACCTTAACACTACCTAGCACTACATTCTCTACAAAAGGTATTTACACAATAACAATTAAACCAATTGAAATTAGAACTAGGATATTAGATTGTGGTGTATTATCTGCCAAATCAGATATTAAAGGTTTGGTTTTTGATACTGCGGCGTCAGATTTAAATCCAGCTTTTACCTCTAGATTTCAAAACGGTGGTTTAGTGGGTTATCGTGTAGAATATTTGGCACAAGGCAGTGGTAATAAAGTAAGAAATTTCTTTAGGGTTATAACTTCTAATAATAGAGTTGATGTTGTGAATCAAAATTTAACTAATACAAATCAAAAAGCAGTTAGATATAGTTTTAATGACAATTCAACTTTAGTGTTTTGTACGGTAACTCCGAGTTCATCATCAAATGTTAAACCTAACGTTTTACCTTTCATTGGTGAACCAAATCAAGAAGTGATAATAACAAACACATTTTTCAACCCTGTAACAGTCGAAATTGAAATGGTTGAGCATGATTTAGAAACCATAGCTTACGGTCTTTACGGCGCACAAAGCAAATCATTAGAAGACGGTGTTTATACTCAATATAATTTTGATTATGAAATCTATAAACAATACAACTTATTCGAAATTAAAGATGAGTTTACAGGGCAACCATTATTTGAAGTAAAAGAACCAAGGGATAATATAGATTTTGATAAAAACTTTGATGAAGTAAGTAATACGTAGAATAAATGAGTAAAGTTAAAGTCGTTGGGTACGCAAAAAAAGAATTTTTTGGTAATGGTGTTGAATATAGAAATTTTTCACCTGACCTTGTAGGTAATCAACTTACCTCAAACGACGGTACTCCTAGTTTTACATTCGGTAACTTTAATATATCAACCAATCTAGATGATAGGGTGAGTAAAAGGTTTATAACCAATAGATACTCTAAATTTATATCACTAGAAACTCTAAACGTAGATGAAGCATTTGAGGATGTTGTGACCAAATACTCCAAAAATGTAAAACTAAATTTAGATTACGATGATGTATTAAGTTATGCTTTTTTTGGGTCCTTTAAAGAATTTGTTAGGGTTTCACTAGAGAACATAATTATCAAATGGCCAGCATCGTTATATGTAAGCGAAACAGACCCTACCAACCCTAGTAATGTAGGTAATACCGTAACAACGTATAATTATGATAGTGTAAGTGACAAAGCGAATATTACAATAGACGTAAGTAGGATAGAAAACCCTTTTAGTGTTAATTTTTTAAGTGGTGGTACTATTGAAAATACATTTAATGAAACTAACAAACTAAGAAATTTACAAACAAATTTTAGTCATTATGTGATAAGTAATCAATATGGTGATTTTAAAGTTAATAGTTTTATAGGTGCATCTGGTTTAACCAATTCTGAGATAACTCTTGAAGTAGAAGGTGACCCATTCCCTAATTATGGGCTTGAAATAATAAATTACCATATAAAGCCTAACAAAACAAAAATAGAGGAGTTTTTCTATAATCTTAATGATTTTGAAAATAAATTACTTAACAGATTATCTACACCTATCTATACAAGTTCATTTAAGGTTAAAACAGAGTCTGAATTTGGTACGACGGTAGAAACTATCAAAAAAATAACTTGGCCACTTAGAGACGGTTATAACATCGATTTTAATTCAACTGAATATAGTAGGTACGTAAACAAATTATTGGAGATATCAGAATTATCAGATTCTAGTAGGTCTAACTTAATGGTTAGGTTTTTAGTATCATCCTCTATATCTGAGTTTGACAGTGTACCAGACATAGATGGTAGTTATCCTGACACTAATGGTCAAAAGATGACTAGTGCGTTAAAAATATATGGTAGAGAGTTTGATGAAGTTAAAAAATACTCAGACGGAGTTAAATTCGCAAATGTAGTCACCTACGATAAGAAGAACAACACACCAGATAT